CTGCGTTTCAGGAGATCCAACCATGCGCAACTGCATCCGCCCCGACGCGCGCTCCATCCCCATGGTCGTGCCCTATTCCGGCGGCATCCTCTCTGGCCAGGGTATGCTGGTCGGCGCGTTCTTCGGCGTCGCCGCATCGGACGCGGCGCAGAACGAAACCGTCGAGTGCGAGACCCGCGGCGAGTTCGAGCTGCCCAAGGAACCGGGGCAGGCCATCACGGCCGGCGCGCGGCTGTTCTGGGACAACACCAACCGCCGCCTCACCACCACCGCCACGGGCAACTTTCAGGTGGCCATCTGCACGGTGGCCGCAGCGGCGGCGGATGCGAACGTGCGAGCGACCCTCGAGCGCGTGCCGGCGTCCGGCGCATGATGGTGCGGCCCGTCGCGCAGCGCATGGCGGACGGCGCATGAGCGCCTTCGCCGCGGCGATGGCGGCGCTGGTGGCGGACGTCAATCTCGGCGTCGCCGCGACGTGGCAGCGCGGAAATGGCACGCCAGCCCAGCTCCGCGTGATCCGCTCCGCCCCCGACGAGGTCTCCTCCGCCTTCGACAGCGGCGTGATCACCGCCACCGACATCCTGACGGTGCCGGTGGCGGCACGGCCCGACGTGCTGCCGGGCGACACCTTCACGATCGGCTCGACCACGCTGGTCGTTCAGAGCGCGCTGCGCGATGCCACCGGCACCGCGTGGCGCGTCGCGTGCAGGCGGTGAGGGAGAGTGGCAATGGCCGAGTTCCAGACCATCGCGTCGGAGCGCGAGGATCTGCGCACCCATGTCGAGCACTGCTCCGGGTGAGCCAGGAGCATGACGCTCGGCCTCACTGCCGTCGTGACGGGCGATCTCCGCAGCCTGATGGCCGCCGAGGTCGCCGCCGGCCAGCGCGCTGCGCGCGGCGCCGTCACCGACACCGGCCGCTGGACGCAGGAGCAGCTCCGCGGCCAGGTCCGCAGCGCCTTCGGCGCGCGCAGCGCGCGGCTCGCCAACACCTGGCGGCTGGGGGTCTATCCCACCAGCGCGCCGACGCTGCGCCCGGCCGCCCTGGTGTCGTCTCGCGCCCCGGCCATCATCGACGCGTTCGATCGCGGCGCGGTGATCCGTCCCAAGGGTGCGGGGAAGTTCCTGGCGGTGCCCCTGGACGCCAACCGCCGCGGCGGGCTGCGTACCTCCAGGCCGCGCGTCACGCCCGCGCAGATGGCCGCCAGCCGCGCCGCCTTCGTGCTGGCCGTCAAGGGCAGCCGCAACAAGCTGTGGTGCCTGCGGGTGACGCAGGCACAGCGGCGCTCGGCGGCGGGGCGGATCTCCGACATCGCCATCGCCGGGAACCTGCTGCAGGTCGGCGCGCGCGGCACCACGCTGCGCGGCGCCTATCTCTCCCGCGGCAAGCTGACGCAACGGCTGCTCGCGCAAGGCTTCGCGCCGATGTTCCTGCTCGTGCCGGAGCTCCGCCTGTCCAAGCGCCTCGACATCGCCGCCGTCGCGCGCGCCGCGTCCGCGCGCATGGAAACCACCCTGCGCAGCCGCTGGGGGCGCGACGCATGACGGTGAGCACACGCGAGGCAGCTCTCGCCGCCCTGTTCCAGGTGCTAGATACAGCACGGATCAGCTTGTCTCCGGCGCCGACGCTGCTGCGCAACGAGACGGTGCCGCAAACTCTGCCCCAGGGCGGCGTCATGGTCCTCCAGGACGGAGAGACCGAAGAAGCGACGGCGATGATCTCGCCGCTCGCCTACGCGATACGCCATCGCGCCGAGCTGGAGATCACCGTTGGCGGCGCGACGGAGGCAATACGCATCTCCCGGTTGGAGGACATCCTCGGCATGGCGGCCTCTGCCATCGCCAACAACCGCACGCTAAGCGGCGCAGTGGAATGGGCCGAGCCTGGTTCGCCGCTGATTGAAGCGGTCCCGGTCGACGGCGCATCCGCGCTGAGATCAGCGCTGTTGCCAATCACCCTCTGGTTCACCGCCACCGGCACTCCGCTCGGCTAATCCTGCCGTGCAACATCCCGCAACGTCAGACGAAGGAGCCCCGCCATGCCCGGCGTGATCGGCGCCAACGCCAATCTCTACATCAAGCCTGAGACCACCTACGGAACCCTCGCAACCGGCAACTACACCCGGCTCGGCTTCCTGCGCGCGAGCCTCGGTGTGTCACAGCAGCTGCTTGACGTGCGCGTGCTCGGCCTTGGCCAAGGGCGCGACCCCGGCGATCCGATCCTCGGCGAGATCGACACCGAGGGCGAGGTCGAAATCCCGATCAACCATGACGGCTTCGGCCATTGGCTTCGCCTTCTGTTCGGCCCCCCGACCACGACCGGCACCAGCCCGAACTTCGTGCATACCTTCACGTCTGGCGCGGCAATGTTGCCATCGAGCAGCCTGTCGCTTGACTACGGCGCGGTTCTGACGGACCGGTATCTGGTGCTGACGGGCGTCCGTGCGGGAACCATGTCCATCGGCTTCAGCCCGACCGGGCCTGCGACAGCGCGGCTCGGCCTGATGGCCCAGGGCGGGGACCTGCAAGCCACCGCCGTGCATGGCACGCCCACCACCGCGACGGGCGAGAACTTCAATCGTGCCCAGGGCCGCATTCTCAAGGACACGACGCCGCTGGCGCTTGTCACCGACGCCACGCTTGACATCTCCAACGGCATCGAACCGCTGCGCACCATCCGCGCTGACCGGAAGATCGAAGAGGCCGAGCCTGGCGGCACAAGCGTGACGGGGCGCATCACTGCGCGATTCGCCTCCGGCGGTCTCCTGCCTGACGCCCTGGCAGACACGCCCGTTGACATCACTTTGGGCTTCCGGAAGACGACAACCCGCGAAGTGGCGTTCAACATTCCGCGCGCATTCCTGTCCAAGCCGCGTGCTGAGGTGGACGGTCCTGGCGGCGTGGCGGTGACCTTCGACTTCCGAGCATCGGCTGACGGCGGTCCCTCGCTCACCGTCACCCTGCGCAACGGCGTGGCGAGCTACGCATGATCACGCTTGACATTCCGACCGAGCCGCGCTGGGTGGAACTGCCGCATGGCGTTTCTGTGCGCGTGCGCCCGGTTACAACCGCAGTGATCGTCGCGGCGCAATCAGCGGCGCGGCGGGCCATGGAGGAGGTCCCGGAGGCGGATCGAAGCGATGCTGCGCTGATGGCCGGGCTTGGCTTTGCATCTCTGGTGGAGGCGCTGGCGCGCTATGCCATCGTGGAGTGGCGCGGCGTTTCGGACGCCGCCGGCCAGCCTCTTGATCTGACGCCCGATCGCGCGGCGCTGCTGATGCGGCATGAGGAGATGGCCACCGCGTTCTTTGACGCGGTTTATCGCCCTCTGCGTGCCCTGGCAGCCGAGGGAAACGCCTGAAGGCCCGCGCCGCGTGGCAGTTCGGAACCGGGCCGGACTACTGCCGCGGCTGCGCGGCCATCGAGCGGGATTGCGGGATAGAGTGTCCCTTCGTCGCCAACGCGCCGGAGAGCCTTGAAGGCGCGATCTGCTGGGAGGCCGGGATGCTGTGCATTGAGGCTGGGATGTCCGGCGCGACGATCGCGCTGGCGCCGGCGCTTGCGATCGCTGCCGAACAGGGCGTGACGGCGACGGTCGCAGCCACGCTGATCAGTGCGATGCGCGAGGGCATGGCCAGCGCGCGCCGCTCGGAGGAGGACAAGCAGGAGTCTGACGCGGAATGAGCGGAACTGTTCGCCGTGTTGGCATCCGGCTTGGCCTCGAAGGCGCGCAGGAGGTTCAGCGCGGCCTGCGCGAGGTTGGCGAGGCCGGAACCCGCAGCCTGCAACAGATCATCCGGTCATCTGAGGCGGCCAGCGCGGCGCTGCGCCTTCTCGGCCCGGTGCTCGCTGGTCTTTCCGTAGGTGCAGTGGCTCGGTTTGCGCGGTCCGCGATCGACACCGTCGGCGGGCTTGGCGAGCTGGCCGACGCCGCGGGCGTCTCTACCGACGCTTTGCAGGCCTTCGGCTATGCCGCGACGCAGGTGGGGCTTTCCAACGAGGAGTTGCAGCGCGGCCTGCAGGCGCTAACGCGGCGCATCTCCGACGCCGCCATCGGCGAGCAGGCCGCGCAGCAGGCCTTCAACCGCCTCGGCATCGCTTTCCGCGACGCTTCAGGCAACGCCCGCGCGACCGAGGCGGTCCTGGTTGATCTTGCCGAACGGCTGTCCGGCATTTCCAATCCGGCTGAACGTGCGGCCGTCGCCACGGCGGTCTTCGGAGACCGTCTCGGCCAGCGTCTTATTCCCTTCCTGCTGCTAGGGCGGGACGGGATAGAGCGCTTCATCGTTGAGGCGCTGCGCTTCGGCGCGATCGCCGATGCCGACCTCATCGCCAAGGCCGATGCCGCGTCCGACAAGATCGCCGCCTTGGAGCGCGCCTTCTCGTCGCTGGCGCGCAACCTTATGGCGCAGGTGGCGCCGGCGCTGACGTATGTAGCGGATCGGATCAACCGGATTGTGGTCGGCGCGCCGCTGGCGGAACGCCGTGCGTCGCTCGAAAGCCAACGCGACGCGCTTCAGCGGCGCCTAAGCGAGCTTGAAGCCGAGGGAGCCGGCCAGCCGGCTGTCTCTTCCCAGCCCCGCCGCGGCACTATCCAGCGCGGGCTAGTCGGCGTGGCGCGGGAGCAGGCCGGCGTCACACGCAGCGGCCTGATTGCGGAGATCCGGCAGCAGCTTGACGAGGTGCAGCGCGAAATCGCCACCCTCGAAGCCGAGGCGCGCGCCGCCGAGGAACGCGCCCGGCAGATCCTGAACCCGCAGACCCGTGCGGGCGGCAACGAGGCGGAAATCCGCCGCCAGCGCGCAGCCGAAGATATTGCCAGGCTGCAGGCGACACTGGATCGTCGCATAGCCATTGAGCAGAACTTTCAGCAGCAGTTGAACCGCATCCGCGAGGCGGAATCGGCCGGCGCCATCGACACGGCCGAGGCGCAGCGCTTGGTGACCGAGGCCACGCGCCAACGCGACGAAGCCCTGCAGCGGCTCACCGACACCCAGCGCCGCGCGACCAATGCGACGCGCGATAACCGCGACGCCGAGCGCGAGCTGAACGAGGTGCTGCGCGAACGCGAGCGCCTCATCCAGCAGAACGAGACGGCTTACGAGCGCTATCAGCGCAGGCTGGAGAACCTGGCCAGTCTGACGGAACGCGCGCAGCGGGCGGGCGTCCCCATCCCGGAAGAGACCATCCGCCGCGAAGCGCAGGCCGCTCTTGACGAGCTTGAGCGCGCCGAGCAACGCACGCGGGAAGCGACCGATACCGCGCGCGAACTCGGGCTGGCGTTCTCTTCCGCCTTCGAGGACGCCATAGTGCGCGGCGCCTCCTTCCGCGACGTGCTGCGCGGCATCGAGCAGGACCTGCTCCGCATCGGCACCCGTAGGCTGGTGACCGAGCCGCTTCTGGCCGCGTTCAGCAGCTTGTTCGGCACCGGCAGCGGTGGCGGGGACATTTTCTCCCGTCTGCTCAACGGATCTCTGTTTGGCAGCAGTGGCGTCGGCGGGCTGTTCAGTAGCATAGGCAGCCTCTTCACCTCCATCTTCGGCTCGATCTTCCACGCCGGCGGCATCGTCGGCAATGCGGCGCCGGGTCGCAACGTGCCAGCACTGGCCTTTGCCGGTGCGCCGCGCCTGCACTCGGGCGGCTTCTTGGGCCTCCGCCCGGACGAGGTGCCGGCGATCCTGCAACGGGGTGAGCGCGTGCTCTCGCGCGAGGAGGTGCGCCGCGAAGCGCGCGCCGGGCGCGGCGGCGCGCAGCAGGTCAACGTCACCATCGTCGCGCCCTCGCCGGACACGTTCTACGCGTCACGCTCGCTTATTGAGGCGAGCATGGCGCGCGCGGTGCGCATGGCCGCGAGGAACCTCTGATGTCGTTCCACGACGTCCGCTTCCCGACCGTCATCGGCCAGGGTGCGCAGGGCGGGCCGGTGTTCAACACGCTGGTTGCCACCTGCGCCAGCGGAGACGAGGTGCGCACACAACGCTGGGCTCGTGACCGTGGCCGTTGGAACGTGGCAAGCGGGCTGCGCACGCGCACCGACTTTCAGGTGCTTCAGGCCTTCTTCCGCGCTCGCCGCGGCCGCGCCTTCGCGTTCCGCTTCAAGGATTTTTCCGACTTTGAGGTGCCGCGTCAGCAGATCGGAACGACAAACGGCACACTTGCCAACTACCAGATATTCAAGCGCTACACGTCCGGTTCGCAGACGCAGGACCGCATTATCACCAAGCCGGTGGCCAATACGGTCAAATGCTGGGTGGATAACGTGGAGAGGACGCTTGGACCTGGTGCCACGCAATTCCAGGTCAACCTGCTCACTGGCGTCATAACCATAGGCTCGTCCCTCGCTGCGACCACTGGCAAGGCGGTCGAGGTCGAATGCGAGTTTGACGTTCCGGCACGCTTTGACTCGGACGAGATGGGCTTGACGCTGGAAGCCTTCCATCGCGGCGTCTGGGCCGACATCCCTGTGGTTGAGGTCCGCGAATGAAGGCTGCGTCCGCCGGTCTCGCCGCGCTCCTCTCTTCCGGGGCGCCGCTTACGCTCGCCACCTGCATTGAGATCACGCGCAGCGATGGGCAGGTGTTCCGCTTCACAGACCATGATCGCGACCTGACGGTTGCCGGGCAAACATACTCAGCATCACGCGCTTACACACGCGAGGCGGTAAGCGCATCAGCCGACATGAGCGTTGCCGAGAGCGAGATCATTGTGCTGCTCGACAACGCTGCGATCACTGCCGCTGATATCCGCGCTGGACGCTGGGACAACGCCAAGTTCCGTCTGATGCTGGTCAACTGGTCGGACACGTCGCAAGGTGCGATCACCTTGCGCACAGGCTGGTTCGGCCGCGTGCAGCCGCAAGATGATGGCACGGCGCGCGTCGAGCTGCGCGGCTTGGCGCAGGCGTTGCAGCAACAAATTGTGCGCAGCTATGCGCCTGGTTGCGATGCTGACCTCGGCGACACGCGATGCGGCATCCCGACCTCTCCGCCGCTGCGCGCCAACAGCACAGCCTATGCGGTGGGTGCGTTCGTGAGGGTTGAAACAGACACCTCCGCGACTGGTCCATACCGCGAGGAACGCCGCATCTACGAATGCACAACCGCTGGCACCACCGCCGCGTCACCTCCGACGTTCTCAACCACGATCAACAGCACCACGACGGACGGCACGGTGACATGGACTGCGCGCGCGGCGTGGGCGCAGCCTGCTACCGTCTCCTCGGTTGTCACGCAGGCAAGCGTTGTGCTCCAGGCGGACGGCATCCAGGCCTATGCCGATGGCTGGTTCGATGGCGGGCTGGCGATCTGGGTCACAGGCGCCAACGCAGGCGCGGTGCGCGAGGTCAATGGCTGGGTGCAGGCCACGCGCACTCTGACGCTGTTCCTGTCCCTGCCCGCGCCCATTGCAGTCGGCGACGTTCTGCGCGTGCTGCCAGGCTGCGACAAGCGCTTCATCACGTGCCGCGACAAGTTCAGCAATTGGACGCGCTTCCGTGGGTTCCCGGACGTGCCTGGTGCGCAGGCGGCATTGGAGCGGCCGGTATGAGCGCGATCGTGGAAGCGGCGCGGTCTTATCTCGGCGTTCCGTGGCGACACCTCGGGCGCAGCCGCATGGGCGTGGATTGCATCGGGCTGGTCATCTTGGCGCACCGTGACGTTGGCATCATGCTGGACGATCCGACACCGTATGCGCGGGAGCCATCTGCCGCGCGCATCATCGCGGGCGTTGACGCTGTGGGCGAACGCCGCGTGGCGGCGCCACAACCGGGTGACGTGGTGGTGTTCAAGGTGGACGGGGTCAACGCAGGCCATGTCGGCATTGCGGCGTCGCGTGATGACGTGCCGACGGTCATTCACGCCTATGCGCCACGTCGCCGCGTGGTAGAGGAGCCGCTGACGCATGACTTGGCCGACGCGCTGATCGGCGCGTGGCGGATAGGGGCCTGAGCGATGGCAGTCCTTGCTCTCGCCGCTGGTGGTGCGCTGGTAGGCTCCGCGCTTGGCGGCGGTGTCCTCACCTCCATCGGGTGGACTGCGGGCGCGCTGCTCGGCCAGGCACTGTTCCCGTCTCGCCCTGCTGGTGGACCGCAGCTCGGCGATCTCACGGTCCAATCCAGCGCTTACGGCACGCCGATCCCGCTCATCTACGGCACTGCGCGGGTGGCCGGGAACATCATCTGGTCCCCAGGCATCAAGGCGCGCAAGCAGCGCCAGAGGCTCGGCAAAGGCGGCGGGCGCAGCAGCACCACCTATCGCTACTCGGCATCCTTCGCTGTGGCGTTCGGAGAGGGGCCGGGCAAGATCGTCAAGCTGTGGTTCGACGACAAGGTGGGGTATGACGCGACGGGCGGAAGTCTGCAAATCCGCGTGCCAGGGCTTCGCCTCCGCGCGTATGAGGGCAACGAGACGCAACAGCCGGATCCGCTGATCGCTGCCTCTGCACCGCAAGGCAAGACGCCAGCCTATCGCGGCACGATCTACGTCGTGTTCGAGGACCTCGACCTTGAACCGTTCGGCAACCGGCTGCCCAACGTGACTGCGCTGATCTCCACCAGCGTCACCAGCGTGAATGTGGATGAGCCTGCAAACATACTGCCGGGCAGTTACAACGTGGGCGTCGGGTGCGGAGATTTTAGCACCCGCCGCTGTTATCTGGTCAGCAGCAGCATCGTGGAATTGGACTACATTGCGAGGACCGCGCGCGCAGTTCCAAATAGCGATGCTCTTCATGGGCGCGTGATGTGCTGTTTCCCCGGTGGTCCACTTGTCGGTATGAGGGCCGGATCATCCAACTACCGGCCAGTGCGCGCGATTGACCCGATCAGCGGCGCGACGCTGTGGGAGTGGGGTGTTTTTGGGAGCTTCGGTGGTCCTAATAGCATCGGAGCAGGTTCCCGTCGCGCAGCCGCGATCGAGGTGCGCGGACCGAAACCGCGCCGCTTCTTCCTGGCGGAAAATGCCCTCGTGTCTGCTCAGCCGACACCGCTAATGCTGGATGTCGATACCGGCACGGTAATCCTCCCGAGCGCGGAAAACAATGTCACGAGGTTGTATCTGCCGCGTAGTGAAGCTCGTGGCCTTTTTGTGCAGGGTGCGCAGCGGATCGGCGAAACGGATGCATGGCATATCGGCGTCGCGACATCGGCGCAGGAGATTGACGTCTGGCGGTTGCGAGTGACTGATGGCGCAGCCTATTTCGCTCCGCCGGTTGGTATGACGACAGGCATCGTGCCGACGCTCGCAGGCACTATCACTGCGTCGATGCTCGGCTTTGTATCCGCTGGCGCGCCCACAATTCTCACCGCAGCATGGGACGCGAGCGACGATAGCCTGATCGTGTTTGTGTCCTGGCCTGGAACGCAGTTGAGCACCCAGCGTTTCGCATTCAAATGGTCGCTATCGGCTGGGGTGGTATGGCGGACACCGGGCCACAACAATATCATCCCTGTCAACGGAAGTGACGCGTCAGGCCATCTGCTCGTGCGCGAGCGCGTTGCGTGGATTGGAACTGACGGAGATGGCATCGTCATCAACACACGCACCGGCGTGATTGAGCAGCAAGGCCAGCTGACGTCGCACTCCAACATTTCAGCTCCGATCTGCCTCTTCGACGGTGACTATGATCTCGCAGTGTCGTTCACGCGCCGCTTGCTGCTCGGTCGCGCCACGACAGGCACAGTGTCGCTGTCCGGCATTGTGCAGGACATCGCTAAGCGCGCTGGTCTCGCTGCTTCCGACCTCTCTCTTGGCGCGCTGACCAACCAAGTGCGCGGCTATGTCGTCAGCCGCGCAGGCTCCGCGCGCGACGCGCTTGAGCCGCTTGCCGCTGCATTCCTGTTCGATCTCGTCGAGACTGACGGGCAAATGCGCGCCGTCAAGCGCGGTGGTGCGGTGTCCGCGACGATCAACTACGATGATCTTCTGCGCCCGCAACCGAGCGCCGGCGTGCTGACCGAGGACCGCGCGCAGGATCGGGAGCTGCCACGCCGCCTAACGCTCCGCTATCTTGATGTGGACCGCGACTATGAGGTGGGCGCACAGACTTGGCAGCGGCCAGCGGCACCGGTCTCGGTGAGCGGCTCCGAGAGCACCGCAACTGTGGACGTAGCGGTGCCTATGACAGCGAGCGAAGCGCGCACCTTGGCGCGCCGCCTGCTCATGAGCGCCTGGCGTGAGCGCAACCGTGTTACCTTTGGCGGCACTCCGCGCCACCTCCGCTTCGACCCCGCCGACGTGCTGAATGTCACGCGCGCGGATGGCACGACGATGCGCCTCCGTCTCACGCGAGCTGATCTCGGCGCCGACTACACCATGCGTTTCGAGGCGGTGGAGGAGGACCCTGCCGACTATGCGCTGACTGCGCCAGGCGTTATCGGCGACTATTTCGCCAACGGCATGCCTGCGCCTTACGTGACGCGGGGGTGGGCGCCAAACTTGCCGCTGCTCCTTGATGCTGACGACACGAATGGCACCGCGCTCCGCGAATACCTGCTGGCGGGTGGCTATGGCGACAACTGGCGCGGCGCAGAGGTGGCGCTGTCCGATGATCTGACGTCGTGGACTGACCTCGACGCCATCGTGGACGGCGTGCAGTGGGGTGCGGCAGCGAACGCTCTCGGCGCGCCTGCATCAGTGTGGACATGGGACGACGTGAACACGCTGACAGTGTGGATGATGAGCGGCGAGCCCGAGTCTGCCACCGACTTGGAGGTGTTGAACGGAACCAACCTTGCCGTCCTGCTCACGCCGAGCACTGGCACGTTGGAGCTGATCCAATGGCGCGACGCGGTGCAGAACACTGACGGATCGTGGACACTCTCGCGCCTTTTGCGCGGCAGGCGTGGCACCGAGGACGGTTCGACCAACCGCGCGGCAGGCGATGTGTTCATCATCCTTGACGACGACGCTGCGCGGCTGCGCCTGCAGTCGCCTGCGTCGCTGCTCAGCGCGACGCGCTATTATCGCCTGCGCGGGCAGTTTGATGTGCCGGCGACGGCGACGGTGGTCACCAAGGCTGCACGCGGGCGCGCGGAGCGCCCCTATGCGCCGGTGCATATCACCGGCACCCGCGACCAGAGCAACAACCTCACAGTCACGTGGGTGCGGCGCACGCGCGTGGGCGGGGAGCTACGCGACCTGACTGGTGACGTGCCGTTGGGCGAGTCAAGCGAGACTTATGAGGTGGAGTTCCTCAACGGCAACACTGTCGTGCGCACCGTGACAGGCCTCACGTCGCCGACAGTCACCTACAGCGCGGCCCAGCAGACGACAGATGGCATCACACCAGGCAATCCAGTCGGCGTGCGCGTCTATCAGATGAGCGCGCTGGTCGGACGCGGCATTCCAGGGAGCCGGACCGTATGACGACGCCCAACCTTGCGATCCCGCATGTCGCCGCATCACAGAACCAGAAGGAAGTCACCATCAACGCGGCGTTCGATGCGCTCGACAACGCGACCAACCGCGAGGTTGTCATCACCTATGCCGACGCAGATGTAACGCTGACGGCGGATCAGGCGCGGAGAAACGCGGTGATCCGCTGCACAGGCAGCGTCACAGCGAACCGGCGGCTGATCCTGCCATCCGGCAGACGGCTTCTGTGCGTGGACAACCGAGTGTCGGGAAACCGGTCCATTGAGGTGGGCTACGCAGCAGGCGAGCGCGTCTGGGTCCCGCCCGCTGCATCCGTTTGGGTGCAGGGAGACACCACCAATGTCGTGGCGATCGGTGCTGGCGCGGAGATCGGGTTCTTTGTCGCCGGGCAGCCTGGCGCAGACGAGCTGGTGGGCGTCTTCGTGGCGACGCGGCGGCTTGTGGTGCCAGCAGGTGCGCCTGGTGCGCGTGCTTACGCTGAGACAGCACCGACAGCCGCTGCGCAGTTCCCCATCCACCGCAACGGCGTGTCGGTCGGGAACGCAGCCTTCGGCGCAGGCTCCAATACCGCCACGTTCACCGTCGCTAACGACGCAGTGTTTGAGCCTGGCGATAGGCTGATGCTGCGCGCGCCGCTGGTGCAGGACACCACGCTGGCGGACATCGCCATCACTCTTCGCGCGAGGATCATCTGACATGGCCTACATTCTGATCGAAGGGTTCGACTACTACAACTCGCAGAGCGACATCGCGGCATCGCCGCAATGGCCTGTTTTGCCTGTCCAGAACACAATCACATTCGTCCCTGGCTTCTATAGCCATGGCCGTGCTGTTTCAATCCCCAACGGTTCCTCCAATTTCGGAATGACGGCTGAGCTGTCATCTACGGCTTCGGAATTGTTTCTTGCTTTTGATGTGCTTTTCGAGGCTCTCCCAACAACCACTCCTTCAAGGTTTGTGACGTGTATGGAGGGCACCACCACACACGCGAACCTCGCACTTACAACTAGTGGCGCTATCCGCATGCGCCGTGACTTGACGCAGCTTGGGTCGGACAGCACTTTCACTTTCGCATTGAATGTGCGCTATCGTGTCGAGATGCGCACCGTTATTGCGGACACCGGTGGTCTGATTGATGTGCGTGTGGATGGCACTTCCGTTGCCTCTGTGTCAAATGTGGACACTCGCAACGGCGGTAGTGGTGTTGCAAACCGCATTGAGATTTGGGGCATGATTCAATCCTCAAATATCGGGCGCACCATCTACGACAACCTCACTGTCAACAACACCACTGGCGCCGCTCCGACCTCATGGCCAGGCGCGCGACGCATCGAAACGATCTTTCCGAACGGCGACGACTCTGTGCAGTGGACACCATCGCAGGGGTCGCTCAACTACGATTTGATCAAAGACGCGACGCCGGACCTGCTGACCTGGGTGCAGAGCAACACTGTCGGCCAGGTGGATCGCTACGACCTGCAGGACCTCAGCGGCACTCCGACAACGATTGACGCGGTGCAGCTCGTCACACGTGCAGGGCGCTCGGACACCGGCGCGCGAACGATGCGCGGATTCATCCGCTCCGGCACCACCAAGGCCAACGGCGCGACGTTCACTCCTGTTGCCACGCCGAGCGGGCAATATGTGCGCGACACCTGGCACACAGACCCTGACACGAACACTGCCTGGACTGCAGCAGGCGTGGACGCCTTGAAGGCAGGTGTCGAGGTTGTGTCATGACGCAGGCGCGCGTCTTCCAGCAGGACGTGCAGGTTGTCCATGACCAGCTGCCGTCCAACACCGGAACCGCACGAGTGTCGCAGGTGGCGGTGCAGGTGGTGCGTGACCGCGCGGACTGGGTTGGCGACTTCGCGCGCATCTACCAGCAGACCGCGCAGGTGGTGCATGGTGACATTCCTGCCAACACCGGGACTGCGCGAGTGACGCTTCTCGCGGTGCAGGTGGTGCGCTCCGTTGGCCAGGGCGGAGGTGGGGGCGGCGCGCGGCGGTCTGTGGTGGTCGTGGCGACATAAGCGAGGAGCAGAAGATGACCAAGGTCAGCGAAGGAATTGCAGCGGTCGCTAACAGCCCGTTGCGCGCTGTTATCACATCCGTTACTGGCGGCTTGACGCTGGCACTTCTGGTGTGGGTCGCGTCTCTGCTTTCTTACCTGGCGCACACGATGCCGGTCGTCGAACGCCGCATCGCAGCCATCGAAGCGCGCGATGACACTGCGAGAGAGCAGGCGATTGCGACGCGGGAGGCTCTGGCAGTTCTGCGCACGCAGATGGCCGGGATGCAAGAGGAGATGCGGCTACTGCGGGCAACGCTGCTGCAGCAACAGCAGCGCGAACCCGCAAGGTGACGGCAACATAGGATGACATGAAGACATGAGCCAGAACCGACGCTTCGCTGAGTGTGTGGCCGTCGTGCTGCGCCACGAGGGACCATTCGTTGACCATCCGCGCGACCCAGGCGGTGCCACCAACATGGGTATCACGCTGCGCACCCTCCGCGAATGGCGCGGCGACGACAGCCTGACAGCCGAGGATGTGCGCAAATTGACAGAGGTTGAGGCGCGCGAAATCTACCTCGCGCGCTACTGGAACCCGGTCCGTGGGGACGATCTGCCGCCTGGCATTGACCTGGCCGTGTTCGACTGGGCGGTGCTCGGAGGCGTGCCACGCGCCGCGCGCGACCTGCAAACGGTGCTCGGCGTGAAGGCGGATGGCGCCATCGGGCGCCAGACGCTGGCGGCCGCGCGCGAGTCAAATCCTGAGGAGGTGATCCGCGCGCTGTGTCGGCGCCGCCTGGCCTATCTCCGGACGCGCCCGCATTGGGATGCGTTTGGCGCCGGATGGTCAAATCGCGTGCGCGCGATCGAGCAGGCTGCTCTTGCGCGCGCGCGGCGGCCGGCGCTGACCGTGCGCGAGGCGCAGCAGACCACCACGGTGCAGACGGCAACCGGCGTCGCCACCGCGGTCGCGCCCGCCGCCGCTGCCCTGCCGTCGCTCGTCAGCGCCCTTGCCGAGGTGGATCGGTGGGTCGGCCTCGGGCTGATCGCGGCCGGCCTGGTGGCGCTGGTGGTGGCGGCCTGGATGGCATCGACCTGGTGGCGGATGCGGCGCGCATGATGGCGGCGCTTTGGGGCCGCCTGGCGGCCTGTCTGGCGGCGGCGGGGGCGCTGCTGGCCGCCCTGGCTGGCGCCTGGCTCAGCGGCAGGCGGGCGGGGCGCGATGCGGCGGCGGCAGAGGCCGCCCGCCGGGGCGAGGAAGCCCGGGCGCGGGGCGAGGCGGCGGAGCGCCAGGCGCAGCGGGAGGGCGCGGCGGAGCGGCTGCGCCAGGGGCGCTTCTGATGCGGGCGGCGGCTGTTCTGGCGCTAGCGGCGCTGCTGGCCGGCTGCGCGGGGGCGGTGGTCTCCGACCGCCCATGCCCGCGCGTGACCGAGTTCCCTGCGACGGTGCAGGCGCGGGCGGCCGAGGAGCTGGCGACGCTGCCCCCAGGCTCGGCGCTGGCGCGCATGATGGATGCGATGGCGGCGGACAGGGCGTTCAACCGGGCCGTGTGCGCCCGCTGATCGCGACGATTTCGCTTGCGGCGCTGGCCGCGAGGTGCTAAGAGAGATGCGCGCCCCATTCAGGCGGGGCGCGCATGTCGTCTCCTCTCTCTCCTTCGGCGGCCGCGCGGAAAACCACCGCGCGGCCGCTTTTTGTGCTTTGCTCAGTCTTCGGCCGCCGTCTTCGCTTCTCCACAGCGCGGCGGCGGGTCAGTCTGCTGCGGCCGCCCCCGCCCCAGGCTGGCCCCCGCGCCGCCCCAGCCGAGGCGGGGGGTCAGCCAGGCGCCGCTCAAGCCAGGCCACAACCTCCGCAGGCGGGCTGGCGGTGCCATTGCACCACCGGTCGACCGCGCTCCTGGTGCGCCCGGTAGCGCGCGCAAGCCAAGGGCGGCTGACGCCAGCCGCCCGGAGCAGGTTGGGGAAGTTGGCGGCGCTCATCGCGCCGCCTCCGCCTCGCTCGCGACCTTCAAGGCGATCGCGAGCAGTTCCCGGAAGCGGCGCGCAGCCGCGCCGCGCGGATCGGCCGCGATGGCGGCGGCGATGTCGCCGACCGCCGCCCCGGAAACTCGGGACATCTCTTCAAAGACGGCCGCGACGATGATGTTGGCGGTGGTCATGTTGGTCTCTCCTCTCTGGGAGCCCCGGCCCATCCGGGGCTTCCCATGTGCGCAATATGGCACACACTGCCCGCTCATACAAGCGGAATCGCGCGCAGGATTATCACGAAATGTTTCATTGCGGCTGCGCGCTGATGGGCCGTGGCGATGCGGGCGGGGCCATGCCCAGCGCTGGCAGCGCCCATCAGTCTCGGGATGCCACAGGCCTGGTAGGAAGCGGCAGCCGCCTCAGCTCAGCCGCGACGATCGCGCGGCAGTCGTCGCCGAGATGGCAGAGCCAATCCGGGCGAGGCTCACCGCCGCGCTCCATTGCCTCAAGCACGCTCGCGCGCGCCAAACAAGCGCAATCCACCGTCTTCGCGCACGCCTCCCGCATCGCCTCCGCTCCGGCGCGGTAGGCATCTGCGAGCGCATCGGGAGCCACCACAGCCAACCCCGTGCGCTCCACCCCAGCGAGGAAGTCGGCTTCGCGGTCTTCCCACCCGCGCTTGTAGGCGGCCCTTTCGCGCGCGGCCATCTCGCCCTCCGGCGTGTCTTCTGGCAGCGAGTCAGTCATGGCGCGGCCTCTATCTGCTCGCGCACGATCTCGCCCCGGAGGCGGTATACCTCGCGCAGGTGAACGCCATGCTGCGAAGCCCAGATCGCCCAGTCCTTCACTCCGCGGCGCATGGCATCACGCACGCGCTCTTTCAGAGGGTTCTCCGCTGGGGGCACGGCCACCATGTCGTTCATAGGCTCGGAAGTGTCGTCAGCCGGTTCCGGCGACGTCGGAGGCGTGGCGGGAGCGTCCTCCTGCGGCATCTCTGGCATCGTGACAGAGCCCTCCTGCGCCGGCTGCGCTGCTCGGCGCTTCGTTGGATAGCGATACTCGCGAATCGTGCCGTCTTTCAGCACGCGCCGCGCTACCTTGTAGCCGCGTGCTTGGCGCATCTGCCTGACCGACGCCATGGCTTCTCGCAGTTTCTGGCGCCGCTCCTCGGATAGAGATCGCTGCGCCGGGCGCCGAAGCCCGAGCTTCTGCGCCTTGATCCGCACCGCATCGATGCTGCCCACGGGATGGCCTGGCAGCGCGTTCAGCCGCCCCAGAACATCCTGCATTGGCATCATCTGCGGCCACAGCGCGGCCAACAGTGCTTTGCGCTCCGCAGTCCACACCGAGGGCGGCAAATCCCGGTCGGCCGCAGGAAGGGGGGCCTGAGCCGACGACGGAACCGGGGCGTCGTCTGCCGGGAGGTCGGCACCCGCAGCGGGCGGAGGACACTGCGGCGGCTCAGGCGTCTCTAGCGGCGCGGCGGTAGTAGTGTGCAGCGACTGGCACGCAGGCGCAAGGGGCGCCGCGCACTGCTCGGCCGCGACGATGTCGGCAAGCACCATCTGACCAATCCGCGCCGTGTCAATCTCCGGCCCGCTGGCGCCGTTTCCGGGCGTCGCCGGCTGCTCGGGCGTGACCGAGCGGGCGAGCGCGGACAGCACCGCGAGGCCGCCGAGAGCAATCCCTAGCGCCGTCGC